GACGCTACAATACCACCTCTGATAAATCCATCGTCAACACCTAAACCGAAATCCCAAAATTGAGGTTCCCCTTTAGATATTTTCTTACGTTGTATACCACGAAGGATGTAAGGTGCTTTAATTAAATTTAATGAATTTGGTGAATCATCTTTAAGATTGTATTTAGCATACATCTCATCTAAGAATGATGGAGAGTTACGTTGCTCCATAATATCACCAATACTTTTGTATGTAGCTTCATATAAGCTCTCTGGATTGTATCGTTGAGTGTCTCCAGTAGTTTTAGATGATTTAAATTGTCGATACCCACTAGCAAATGAAATTCCATTTGACAATTGTTTATAATCACTATAAGCAGACCCCATACTATCAAATTTAGATTGAGTTTTGTCTACTGCAGTAAATTGTGATGGGTATTTAGTTTGTTGATATGGTGAAAACCCCTTAGCATCATCGTTAGTTATAAAGTCAACAAATTTCGGGTCTTTAGCTTGAGTTTCAAGTTGAGGGTTATATTTTATGCCCAATGTGTCGGTCTGACCTTTGAACTTATCACCCTGAATTGTAGGTATCGGTGTCGTTTCACCTAAAAACTCAGAAGTTAGATTGGATTTGTTTGGTGTCGTTTCACCTAAAAACTCAGAAGTTAGATTGGATTTGTTTGGTGTCGTTTCACCTAAGAAGTTTTGTACAAATTTAAATTCGGTTGGAGTAGTCTCTCCTTTGAACTTTTCGGCATTGGAGTAGTCTTGAGGAGTCGTTTCACCCTTAAATCTGTCTCCTTGAGTAATATTTGCCGTTGTGGTTTCACCTTTAAATTTATCCCCTTGTTGTACTGATGTTGTTTCTGTTTGTCCTAAGTATCTTTCTTGTAAGGACATTTTACTTGGTGTTGTTTCGCCTATAAACTTTGATGAGTTATCAAATTTAGTTGGGTCAGTTTCGCCTATAAACTTTGATGAGTTATCAAATTTAGTTGGGTCAGTTTCGCCTATAAACTTTGATGAGTTATCAAATTTAGTCGGCGTTACACCTTGTTTTGGGGTTGTTGTAGTTGACTTGGGGGCAGATGGCGAGTTATCCACAAATTGAGATAGTGGAGTCTGATTAGAAGTCTTAGGTACTTCCACTCGCTTTTGGTCTGCGAGGGATTTCTCTACCGGCTTTCTAAACTTAGATAAGTCTGATTTTAAATCTTTTAATGCCATCTATTTACCTTTTATTTCAATTGGTCTCTATAACCTTGCATTCTGGTATTTTTCTTATTCATTGTAGATATCACTTTGTCATCAATAACTATCTGAATTGGTTGACTTTGTATATCTCTACGAAGTCCTTGAATTTCTTCAAGTAATGGGTCAGATGAACCGCCATTTGCGGATGAAGAGGATGTATCTGACGAGTCTCCCCCAATACCCATTGCCGATGCAATTAAAGGTAACATAAGACCTAATACAAGAACAGTTCCCAAAAATGGAGTTAACAATGCCAGTCCTAATGCTAATGGTAACATTGATAATCCTAACAACCCAAATGCGCCAGCCAAAGCAATTAATCCCGGAGCTATTTGAACTAAAGCACCCAATCCAGTAGCCATCATTGAAATGGCAGGAACTGCAGCTGCCATTACCATCACAGCCATCCCAAATGCTAAAATACCAGGGGTAGCGACTAATAGTCCAATTCCGAAAATTGCCATAACAGCACCCAGCGAGCCCAATATATAAACTAATGGTATTAACATAGGTGAGATTGTAATCAATCCCGTTAAGGATTCGGTTAGTTCACCCATCATTCCAAATCCCTTGGCTATTTCTTGAATCGCTATACCTAAAACAAGCATTGCGGCTGCTACTATTACCATAGCAGCTGCTCCAGCTATTATTGCTATCGCGCCAACACCACTACTCATTATGAGACCTAATAGTGCTACTGCTGCAACTAATGCTAACATGGATACAACTGCCATACCAACAGCTTCCCAAGAAACTTTCATAAATTCTTGTACTGCTTTTCCAAATACCCATACAGCAGCTGCTACGATTACCATTGCAGCGGCACCTTTAAGAACTGCCCCCATGTTAATTTTAGAGATAGAATCCATGATACCACCACCTCCTCCGGGGCCGCCAGTAGTAGCTCCTACAGAACCCATTGCCTTCATAGCAGGGTACATCGCCAAATATTGTAATAAAGGAGGAATTACCGCTGTCAATACAGAACTACCAAATGCCGATGCTGCTGTTTTTTTAGCTTCCCACTCTTCGCTTTCTTTTTGCATTGCTTGAATTTGTTCATCTGACATACCCTGATTTTCGTTACGAAGTTTTTGCATTGTTTCTGACTTAACCAACATCGTAGCCAACTCTTCTTTTGACATACCAAGTTGGTCAGCGTATATTTGCTTTTGTTTTTCGTTTAGAATACCAAATTCTTCAGAACTACCAACTTGTTCATGAATGGCGGCTGCTAACTCCTCAGCCGTACCTGTACCCCATTGCATTGCCATTGCTGCTTCACGAATTTTGTCGGTTTCAATTCCAAGTCCGAATTGTCTAGCTTTCATATTTGCTCTCATAGAACTTTCAATGTCAAGCATACCATCAGCAACTTTATTCATCAACTCCATTGAACCACCCTGTTTTACTAATTGTGCGGATTGTTTAGCAAATACTTCAAGTTGTTCTTTACTCTTACCAACCATCCGTGTCATAGAACCATCCATTTCGTTTAAAAGAGCGGAGGTAGATACACCGGATTTTGCGGCAATTAGTCCAATTGAGTCGGTCATATCTCCAGCAGAACCGGCAGCTTGCCCAAATATCGCATTCATCTCAACAGCACCTTGAACACCCATAGCGCTTAATTTGGTTACATTTCTTTGAATTTCACCCGTAATTACTTGGGTACTTCCATAATAATCAGCCGTTGACTTTGCTGCTGTAGCGAGAGCTTCCCCCCCATACAACAACCCTTCCATAGAGAACATTGACTTCATGGTCTCCGCGCCAACTCTTGCGGATTCAGCAGCAGTAGCACCGGTTTGTGTATATAATTCTTTAGAGAGACCTACTGTTGATTCAAATGCGTCTGATAACATTTCGGTGGCCTTTTTAGCAAGAACCATACCAGCACCGAACGCAGTGCCGGCTTTTAACATATCACCCATAGTACCTAAAGACCCAAGCAGACTGTCTTTAAAATCCTTACCAAGGTCGTTAATTTCTTCTTCTTTGTCTTTTTGTTGTTTTTTTAATTCAAGGATTTCTTTCATCCTATCAAGCTGGTCAATATAGTTTTGATTTACAGTATCACCTCTATTAATTTGTTCTAATAGTAAATCATCTATTGCTTTTTGGATGTCCGTAATTTGATTACCAAGGTCGGTTTCTTCTTTTAACTTACCAAGCAATTCTTCTTTAACATCACGGCCTTTTTCAGAAAGAAATAGATGCGTCTTAGCCGTGGCCACCAATTGATTTTGGAGGTTAAGTTCATTTTGAAGTTGTTCTTTTCTACCCGAGGCTGCCATTTGAGTTCCTTAAATTGGTAAATTATTTACCCAAATTATATGCTTTGTCAAATGCGTTTGCTAATTTACGAAGTTGTTCTTTTTCTTTATCATCAGGAGCACTATTAATAGTATCTTCAATTTTTGTCTTAATATTAACAAGGTCAGCTTGAAGTCGTTTTTTTAATTGTGTTCTTTTACTGGTAAATAAGTCAAAGATACCCTCAGACAATCCAAATTGTTTGAATACTTCTTTAAGTTGTTCTTTTTTTATACGTTTCATGAGTAAGTTCCCTTTGTTATATAGTATAAATATAGAAATACCCAACAAATCTGTTGGGTATTCTTTATCTTCTTGTTTTAGACCGAATTTTTCCGGCCTCCTTGTCGTGAACTTTCTTTTCTTCTTGTTTAAATTCTATAATTTTACTAATATAAAACTTTCTAGCCCATACAGGCATATTATAAACATCAGAAAAGGTAAACCCACCATTTCCATGATATATTAAATCAAAAATGTGTGAGTGAAGATGCTGTCTGTAATTAAGTCCCAGGCCAAAAAAAGGCCACCCCCATCGGCAGTAGCATCTCTCTCCTCTCCCCAGTTTCCTCTGATACAAATTCCCATTTTAGGTCGATGTCAGGAGTAACTTCATTAATATACGCTCGTAACGCTTTAGAATCGATTGCAAACAACTCGTTATCAACAAAGTGGTTGATTGTTTTTTGTTCAGAATCACCATCTATTGATAAAATTATAGTTTTTAAGCGAGTTGTCAACTCACGAGAGGTTTCGTCTTTTAATTTACGATTTGCCTTTTTTAAGTCTTCAACCTCATGTTTTACTTTTCGCTCTTTAGATTCGGTCATTACCATAAATGTAATAACACGATTTGATTGCGGTAATTTAAACTCAAATTCATTTTTATGAAGTTCGAGTTGTTTAGAACCATCGTATTCTTTGTTTTCAAACTGAGTAAGGTCAATAACCTCTTTTTGTGTGTTATCACTAAACGGGTCGTCGACCTCAACTTCATAATCTTTACCATACCCAAGAACACGAGCAGCAATCATGATTGCATTTTTGTCACCAGTTACCAAGTCAACATATTTGATTGGAGTACCCTCACCATTACTGATGATTAACGCTTGAAATAGTCGGTCAAGAACGGAACCATCTTTAATATATGATTGTGTAGTGAGGATATCCTCTTCTTTAGCAGTCATATATTTCATTTCGACTTTACCACTTGAAAGCGGGTTGTCTTTTGAATATATGAATCCATTTGATGGTAATTCAATGATTTCAGTTGGAAACTTATAATCACGAACTTGTTGAACTTCATGCGATTGTCTCAGCTGAGCTGCGAGCTCTTGGTCTGACATCTTATAGTCATCTTGTAAATCTACCATAACTAACTCTTTTCTTTATTAAGATACTTCGATTGAATAGTTACCATCAGTACCTACTAATTTAGATACGCCTGTTTGAAACCCATCGGTAATTTCAATATCTGATGAGATACAATCCATGTAACGAGTATCCCATCCACCAGATGGTAACTGCCACTCTGACGTAGCTTCATCAATTGTTTTAAAATTTTCATCAATAGCAGTAAAGCTACCTTCAGAATTGTAGTATTCTACTACATTGTCACTTTGTCTTCTAACGAAATTGTTCATAATATTTTTCCTTTATTTTGATTAATCATATATAAATATGGAACTAGTGCATTTATAATACAAAAACCCCCAACAAAATGTTGAGGGTTTCAATTTACAATTTTTATTTACAATCCGTAATTTAATATTTTAGTATTGTAGTATTGCGTAATCATAAGTAAGTGTTAATTCAACAGTAGCAAGGTCTTCACCAGAATAATCCATGTCAGAGAATTTAGCTGATTGAATGAATGCACCTTTAAGTGTCCACTCTTCTACTTTATCACCAACCGGACCTAACGAGTTGAAAGTGATATCTTTTTTGTAGAAATCAGAATAACCATCACGGCCTGTTACTGATTCGTGATGTAAACGTACCCACTCCATAACGGCTTGTGCCGCTGATGGAACAACTGCGTCATACAGTGTTACTGAAATGTCTTGCCATTCAGAGCGACCTTTTATATATCTACGAGTGTTGATATGGTCGATAGTAACTTTACCATTTTGAATTTCTGGTCTAGCGGCTGTTTTCACCAAGTACGCGGGGATTCCCTCAACATACATAATGAACCGGTTTGACATTTTTGGTTCAAAGTTGGTGAACATGATTTCATTTGGGTCTAATAATTGTGCCATTTATATTCTCCTATTGTCTCTTTCTAATAAGTATTCATTTTCTAAATTTACGCGCCAGGAAATGCAGCACCCGTTGGAAGGATGTTAAAGTCAAGTACAATAAATTCAGCAGTTTTAGCAGGTTGTAAGAAAATTTCACCAACCATGATGTTTCTATCGATTACATCAGGTGTATTATTGGTGTCATCCATTACAACACGGAAAGCGTATAATCCGTTTCTTTGTTGGATTGATTCCAAGTATGGGTTAACAATCGCCAAGAAACGATTTCTTGTAGCAGCTGTGTTGTTTTCAAATACCAAGTACCTTGTAGAAGATGCGATGTATTTTTTAACAGCAATTAACAATCTACGAACATTGATTCTATCAAGAGCAGATGGTTTAGCTTGTAAGGTCTTTTGACCAAATACAGTAGCGCCTTGTCCAGGGAATGTAGCAATTGGGTTAACACGGCCTACATAAAGAGTATCTCTCTCATCATGAGTTAATCGTGTATCAACTTCAATAACATTTGATAATCCACCACGATTCAAACCAGCGGGAGCGTACCATTCAGCAGCAACAGCATCGTTGAAAGCAATAACGCCAGGAAGAACTACTGAAGGTGGAACCCAAACAGGTTTGTTCTTATCGGTGTCGAGGATTTTTACCCATGGGTGGTAAGTAGCAACATAATTAGAGTCAAATGAACTCAATGAGTTAACTACCGTTGAAATTGAATCAGTCTTAGCACCAGCATCCATTACATAGAAACAATCTTGTCTGTCTTCACACATATCTTTAGCGAATGTGGTAACTGATGAGTGTAATCTATTTAACATACCTGGAAGTACAATCATATTGATATCGAACTCGTCGGGGTTAGATACAGCATTAATACCTTTTCTCATAGCAACAGTTCCAGCAGAGGTAGCGGAAGTACAATCTAACCCTTGCGTGTTTCCAGGAACGATGTTAGTTCCTGTAAGAACAACTCGATTTGGCTCCCATCCATCAAAACCACCTTGGAAAGGTACGATGAATTTTTTAGCATCTACATTAGATGTTAATGTAATTGGCGAACCATTTGACTCACACGTAGCCAAATCAAAGTCAGAACCTACTGTTTCAGTAGTTCCATCTGGAGTTGGCATCAAGAAGTTTAAGTTGTCACTTGTTACAAAGTCAAATGAGTAACCTAAGAATGTTCTTTTGTTATATTCATTTGAAACTGATTGTGATACAACATAAGTTGGTGATGGTAAGTTATAAGCAGTAGCAATTGGTGAAGTTACAGCACCAAACCCAAAGGGTATAAGTGTTGAATCAACAGCACCAGAATCGACATTGGTATCAACTTCGATACGGATGTGAGCTGAATTGTTAGAATAGTCACCATTAGTTGATAATTTACCATTAACATCAACAGTTATATATTTGTCACCAATTACTCTTTTAATGTAATTTGCTGAATTAGGGTCAAGGTTTACGCCTTGGAATTGTTCAATAATACTTGGTCTAACATCACTATCTTGTACAAGTTGACCAAATACTGAATTAGGAATGTTACCCGTGTCTACTCGTCTTACAGTTAATGTAAATGTACCATAGTTTGAACCAGGAACTTCCGAAGCAGCTTTTACATCACTAATACCTACTTTAAATTCGTAGTTAGTAGCAGTACCATGTGAAAGAGTATGTACTTTAAATAAATTAGTAGCAACACCGCCAACTTTTTGAGATTTAATCCATGGGGTTGAAGCTTCTGAGTATGCTTTAGTATAATCTACTGAAGTAGTATCAAGTGAAACCGTTACAATTTCACCAGTAGCAAATGATGCCGATTGGAATGTTGAAAAGTTTAACATTGTATATGCTACTTTTGATGACTTTGGAGCATATCCATAAGTCTTAGTAATATATCCAGCATCAGATGGATTAAGTGATACGCCAGTTGTTTGAGTTGACGCAATAGAACTACCACTCAATAGTAACGTAAAGTTACTAGCAGTAACACCGGTTTGAGTTGATTCGGTAAAATCACCACCATTGGTTTGGGTAGTTGGGTGTAATAAAGCACCAATATACTCACCTTGAGACGATGAAATTATTAAAGCTATTGGGTTAGCGGTATACCCACCTTGACCTAATACTCTAACGATTGTTGCAGCACCAGCATCTTCTAAATACGCTTGAGCTGTATACGGAAGATATGAATCTTCAGTCAATCCTCCAAATTTTTGTTGGTATTCGTTAAATGATTCTACTTTTGTTGGTACAAAGGCAGGACCTTTAACAGTTTGTCCAATAAGAGCAGCACCAATCTCACCAATACCAACAGGTAAGAATGAGAGGTCTTTCTCTCTTGTGAATACACCAGGACTTACAATTCTTTCAGCCATTATTTTCTCCTAAATTCTATTTTCGGGTTTTCCTTATAATAAATACACAAAAAATTACTGAAACGAATACTTATTTGTTGGGAGTGAATTGGTTTGTGTTGATATCATATGTACCATCACCATATTTCTCTCTCAACCGATTACCCAACTCAACTTCTTGAGCTCTCACATCGTTGTATCCACTAATCAAGTTTGCTTTTTCAGTTTTTAATTCCTGAAATGTAGATTCTAATTCATGAATGTTTAATTCAGTTTCACCGATACGGGATGTGATTGTCAAAACGTTTTGTTGTAGTTCACGAACTTCGTTTACTTCTTCTTTGGTAAATTCTATTATTACTTTTTCTTCCATAACACTTATATTAGGTTGTTCACATTATAAATATGTAAAAATTATTCATTACCACTTATTTATGAAGATTCACCCCAAGATATTTTTCCAACTGCGATTCTTCGTTTAGTATTGTTGGTCTGAGCTGCATATTCAGGAACAATATATGCCTTTGCCGTTAATGATACATTAGCTCTAACAATTCTATCCTCACCTACACCAGTTGTGGTTTCAAATGAGTAAGAATCACCTTTGATTACAAACTTATATCGGTCACCAAAAGACCTACCTTGGAAATAAATAATTTGTTCAACAATTTTATTAACCTGTTCCATATAGTCACACCAGATAATCACCTCATATTCTAAATTTACATAATCAGGTCGTTCAACTGACATATATTCAGTTTTTGGTTGCTGGTTTGTCATTATAGAAAATTGAGTGTATCTATTTACATTTGTATATTTTCTTTCAAACATTTGATGAGCATCTTCGTTTTGTGCTACCTTTAATTTTGAAAGTTCGGTGTTTATTGATAAATTATTTCTTTTAAATGAAATGACAGGTGTTAATATCATACCATTATCATCCCTCATATAACCATCCCGTTGAGCACTTGCCCATTTTTCAGGAGAGGCATACATTACAGGAACAGGAAAATACCTACCATCAGATTCAACAGTTGGTTTTACTTCTTTTTCCAAAAAATCTTTAAAAGCTGAATCTACATCATATATACCAACTGATATGTTTTTTACATTATCTTGGTCTCTACGAACTTGTTTGGCTTTATTTAACTTGGGGTCTTCGGTTGTAGAAGACTGTGTTTGCGTAATTATTGGCTTTGAAGCGTCTGTATTTCTATATTTAGTAGCCATTATAATCCCATCGGTATTATGTTAGTGTTTTGATTAGAGTTACCAAAACGAGTATCTACCAAATTTAAAGTGCTTAATCGTGTAGCATGTGCATCACATATAATAGAAACGGAATACCCCTGTGCGTCACCACCATCCCAAGTTTCAGGGTTTTTACCTGCAAAGAATTGTCGTTCGTAGGTGGTATCTAATAAGAAGTAAGTTTCATTATATAATACGATATCACCAATTTCAGGTTTAATACCTAAATCAATTAATGTATCTTTTAAGAAATTAAATGTAACTTCACGTGTATAGGTTTGCCCAAACTCTTCTGAGATTTGAGTTGCTTGAACATATTCAAATAATGCTGGTACTTTAATAGGTTGGTGGTATATTTTAGTTGACGACTCACCATATAAATTTGAATTGGTGTCCTCAACCGATAGCATGAAATAATACACTTGCGTATCAATAATATCATTGATAAGTTCTTTGTTTAATTTACTAAACAAACTCATATCTCTTGCGCCGCCAAATAAAGCCATTTACTTATCCTATAAAAATTGGTCGTGGTACTCTATTAAGAGTTTCTTCTAAATACTCAGATTCTTCTTTTTTAGCTTCCATTAAAGCTCTACGAGAAGTCGCTTCTAACATTTCTTTTAATTCACTTAATAAGTTTTCTTTTTCAGCGGAAGCTTCAGAACGTAAATCAGCGCCGTCTAAAGTTACATCAGCGCCTGGAATTGGAATTGATGAGAATTTAGCACGAACAGCACCTAACATTTCTTTAGAAAGTGCTAAAGCGAATTTAGAAATCCATTGTTTGCCAGCTGAATTAATTGCTGTGTATACTAATCTATTAAATGGTGCATTTGAAAAATCACTAACTACACTCACATTTGCAATTGGCGAATTTACTTCAGTATCCAACGTATAATCAAAATGTACAAACGCTCCGGTATCACTATCTGTTGGTAATGGGAATAATCTAATTCTGCTACCATCAATGTGGAATCCAAATGATGATTTACGAATATAATCGTTAAACTCAATAGCCTGTAGTCTTAATAGGTCATCAAACATGGGTTGCATCATAAACGAAACCCCGGGAGAATATGCACCCCATCCAAATCCAGCTAACATTTGTTGAGAACCCATACCAGTACCTACAAACGGGTCAAAGTATCGAATAATTGCAGGTGGTTGGGTATGGTACACTCTACGTAACGTTATACCATTAGTAACTGACCCATTTTCAAGATTTACAATACTTGAATCACCTAAGTCATAAATTTGTTGGCCACCTTGCATTATAAATGAGCCGGTGTAAACAGTTACACGACCACCACTTAAAGCTTCAGTACCATAATCTTTAGCAAGGTTTATAACCCCTGACATATTATTATTTAATTGGGTATCTCTCAAATCAAGGGTTAAATCGGACCCTTGGAGTGATAACATATTTTCTTTAGCACGATACTGATTTATTTGTGATGAATATTCGTTGACCGCTTCTTCAAAACAAGTAAAAAAGTTAATATCTTGTAATTCAATATCAATAATTGGGTATCCCAATCGTTTAGCGCACCATTGAGCTACCTTCGGTGCGTCACTTTGAAATTGTGCATCCGAATCAAAAAACCCCCAAGGTGTTGATGAACCACTTGTAAAGGTCGCTGTACCGTCCCAAATTGGAATGTTTACTGCCATTAGTTCTCCTATAGTATTATCTCACTATATAAATAGTAGTGTACTTATCTTTCCGTGTTCATCATAAAAGATACTACAATATATCGTGTACCTTTCGTAACGGCTCTAGCCCCATGCTTATGTGTAATATTACCAGGGTGAATAGTACAATACCCAATGGGGCACTTTACTAATTGTTTTTGTCTTCTAAAGTAAGTACCACCACCCTCATACTCATCTTCAGCTGAAAGTTGGACTAAACAAGTAATATCTGACATATCATGGTGGATTGATAAATGACCCTGTGCATTTGGAACATATTTAGCTAAAAAGTTTTCCGACCTCAACGAATCCCAACCCTTACCCTCAAGAGCCCACATATAAATTGAGAATTGCATAATGTATTCTTTTAATACATCATTATAAATTTCATCCATACCAATCATACTAATTAACATATCAGTAGTTGGGTAGTTATCATGTCGGTCAGTTGTCCAGCATTTACAATTCTCAGCTTCTTCGCGAATCATTCTACAAAAGTCCTCAGTAAATAGTGGAAATGTAAAACAATTATCAAATGGTTCATCGGTAATTAAATCCCATTCTTTTGTTCTAACTGAATATGTTAGAAATTTAGATTTCCAAACTTCTTTATTTTCAAAATATGAATATAATTCAGGGTGCAATTTATTTCCGGTGTTCATAAGCTTAATCCACGACTCGACTCTAACTGACCATCCTTGTTTTTTAGCATATTCATGCGAATTATATATAGTTTCAAGTTGTAATGTTTTATTATTATACAAATATTCAAATTCTTTAAAAATCTGGTCTTGTAATAATACTTCATCACTTGGGGTTGAAATTAAAGAAGCTCTTCCTGATAATAAATTCATTAAATTACCAGTATCGGTGGAAACTATCTTAACCTTACCATACATCATCTCCAATGCTGTAATACAATATGTCTCATTGTATTGGGATGGGTATAGCCAATAATCTGATGATTTTATATGTGTGTATAGTTCCGTTGGAGATAGATTGCCTATAAAATTCACATCCGGCAAGTCTACTTTATAATTATCATACCATTCCAATCCATATGGAGGTGTGGCTACCCACAAACTTGCGTTTGGAATCTTTTCTTTAATCTTTGGCCAGATTTTAAGTAAATTTGATAAACCTCTGTCTGCCGCAGAAGTGTATATAAATTTATTTTCAATTTTTTTAACTTTAATATCTCCCCAATCGAATGGGTCAATTGCATTTTCAATAACCACCAATTTATCTTTGATTTGTGGGTATGTCGTTTCCAACATCAACTTATGATAGTGTGAAACCGCGACTACTTTAGTTAATCTTGAATCGGTTAAATAATCCATCCCATTATTTGGAAGAGATTCCCCATTATACCATGGATAGAATGCTTCGTTGTGAATCCAAAAGAAAGACTTGTCATATGTAATGTTCAAATCTTCTAATAACTTGATATAATGTATATATGATGTGGCTATGACTACATCAAAATGCTGATGTGTTTCAAGCTCTCTAATGTTTTGATATATCACACCATTAGCAACTTCTGATATTACTTCACCACTTACAATGACAGTATGTCCTTCTGAAAATAAATAATCTGCAAGTTTAATTGCTGAATATTCAGTTCCACCTGTACCAAACTCTTTCCAAGTAGTTTTATTAAATGGTACTTTTTGATAACCCGTGTAAATTAATACTTTCATTTTGTCTCCACAATATAATTTAAAACTTCTTCTTTGTCATAATACCGTGACCTATCCATCCAATTTTGAAGTGGATGGGCCCTATTTAATAAGGTATCCCAATTCCAATCATACTTACCAAGTTCAATAATTCGTTGGTGAATGAATGGGTCATAGTAATCTTTTATCAATCGTGCTCTACGATTTATGTCTTTTACATTATTGTCAACAGTAGAATCTCCGTTGTTATACTGAACATATAACATTTTTTTAAGGTGGACCATACGTGTCTCTAAAAATGTTTTAACAATTAATTCATAATCATCAGCTACTGATATGTTTCTACTATGACCACGAATTTTGTGATAGGTATCTCGGTGCCATACTCTACAATGATTTGGCATTCCAATATTAAAACGGATTGTTTTAGGATTTATGTCAGGATAATGATGAGTCAACCATAGCTTACCATCAAATTCTTGCCACGTGTGGCCAGCATAAGCCCAATCAAACCAATTATCAGGATGACCATACCAATCATCCCCAATACGACCATATTGTCGTGGTGTCCCATCCTCATATACCTCAGTTACATCGGTATAAATAAACCCAACATCAGCATATTGTTTACTTGCATCTAACACATCTTCCAAACAAGTTGATATAAGAACATCATCGTGGTCTAATTCAAATAACCACTCACCATTACATAACATAGCAGCTCTATGTTTAACCTCTCCGACATTTCCATTTGAATTTGGGGTCATTCGATAGACATTTATACGATGGTCTGTAGATGCTAGTTGTTTTAGATACTCCCACGTCTTATAATCACCCTCCGGCGAATCATCAACAACAACCCATTCCCAATTCTGATATGTTTGGCGATTTAATGAGTCGTAAGTTCTGAATATTCTTTCATTTGTTTTGTAAGCTGGTGTAAATACCGACAATATAGGAGTTTCTTTATTGGCATATATCTCTTTTTGTGATTTACATGCCCAAAACGTAGATTGACATACAATGACGTTAGCAAACACGTTATCTATTAAATACTCATCATATTGTATTAACTTTGAAGCAATAACACTATCGTATATCGTGATATCAGATATTTCTTTTGGAATGTCACCAAAAACAACAATAATATCACTTCTGTGTTTGGCGAAGTCAGTTTTAAAGTTTTCTGATGATTGGTATGATTGAATTATAACATTTTCTTGAAGATTCTCTTCCCAATATACATCGGATTGTAACGTTACTTCTCCAAATCTATCCCACCCATAAACTAATGCAGTTGGTAAACTTGTTTTCATATGATTATCTGTATGGTTCACCACCTACCCAAAGAACAAACGACTTACGTGTTCCTTTGGTTACTGGTGTTACTCTATGTAAGTAAAATGATGGGAATATTACAGCAGCACCTTTAGCTCTTGGAGCAGTTAACTCACCACCTCCCATGTTAAAGTCTAAATTACCACCTTCGTAGTCAGATGGGTCTGATAATTGAACAGTTACTGATATTTTACGTTGATTTTGTATACCAATACCACAATCCATATGCCAGTCGTACTGGCCACCATCTTCATAATATTCTGTATATTGAATTGATTCATTCATGGCGGTTAAATCAAACTTCCACATAATATTATTTGCTTCAGAAATCATATTATGCAGTTTTTCATAAACCCACTTCCACTCTTCATTTTGCGGGCACCATTTAATTCGGGAGGTCCGATAGTCTGATATTTTTGATGAATCATCTTCACCAGTACTTGCTTTTTCAAATGGTAATCTTAATGTCATTCCTTCAATACGATGTAATTCATCAGAAGTAAATCCATCAGCAAACCAATAGTAATCGGTGTAGTTTACATCTAACCGATTTGAATTTCTATCAAATATAAATTTTGAATCCATAACTTACAATTCTATTTACATATAAATATAGAAATAGAATTAATAAAATACAATTAATAAAATAGAATTAATAAGAACCACTTGGATATGTTTCAACAATCCAAATTTCTGAGCCGGGGGTATATCCGTGTTGTTTAAAAGTAAGTTTATTTAAAGCCTCGCTCCATTCAAAATAACCACCAGCCAAAATATTACCTTTAGCGCCATTATTGCCGGTAATACCTTTAAGACCCACGTGGCCAGATTGTCCCTTGTTGCCAGCAGCACCAGTTACACCTTTTGAGGCTGTAATACCAATAGCGCCTTTAGGACCAAATGCGCCAGAAAGACCTTGAGCACCAGCAGCGCCTTGAGAACCAATGTCACCTTGAGCTCCTGTGATTCCAGCATTACCTTGTGACCCTTGTAGACCCAGACTACCTTGAGCGCCTAAGTTTCCAGCATTACCAGTAGAACCTTTAGTACCACCAGCACCTTGAGCGCCTGTGTCTTCACCTTCGGTAGCTGTATAGTTAGTACCAGCAGACCCTTGAGACCCTTGATTTCCCTTTTCACCACCTGCGCCAATAATACCTTTATTACCAGCAGAACCTTGAGACCCTACAACACCTTGAGCACCTAATATACCCTTAGCGCCTGTATTACCAGCAGCACCTTGCGACCCAATATCCCCTTGAGAACCTTGTGGGCCGGTTATACCTTTATTACCAGCA